GGTAGGGATTGTTTTTGTACAGGCCCAACGACAACAGCCCTTCGGCAATGTTGTCTCTTGCGCTGTCGACGATGCCCGGCTGATAGGGCAGAAGTTGGGGTTCAGTAGCCATCGCCCATTATACCATCAGGCGATGCCTTGTAGGTTACGGCGTATAGGCTCGCCCCAGTTTGATGTGTGACGGTATCCGACCGCTAAGTAACGGAACGCGTCCGCTGAGTGACTCGACCAGTCATGCGCTGGCCTGCCCTTCCACACCATGTTGTTGTCATCATACTCACGGTGATACGCCCGCAGTGCCTCAATGCCGTGGCTACACTTCTCAGCATCAAACCAGCACGTTGATAACAAAGAGCGTGACGCTTGTATCCCATCGTCTACATTTAACTGGGGCGCGATCTGGATGTTTTGCAGACCTAACGAGTTCAAAGTCTCTAGCCGGGACTTGCCTGACCCTAGCTCCCTCACCCTAACGTCATGCGGCAGGATGTGCTGACCGTAAACGTAACCCTTTCCCTGTAGCACCCTAACGTAGTGATCAAGACCGACACCAGATGTCTCATAGTGATCGATCAGTCGCGTCTCTGGGCCTATCATCTGAGCAAACCAGATTGCCGTAGTGTCGCCTATCCCCAAGTCCCATGCAGTGATTACTGGCGATGCCGTTTCATACGGTACTGCGGTGATCCTGCCCTGCGCATTAGCATCACGCATCTCTAGCGAATAGTACGCGCCCTCATGATAGGTGAGGAATGAGCCTTCCCATATATGGTCATAAGTCTCTGGGCGCTTCTCAAAGTCGTTTAGCCTCACCTGATCCAGAACGCTAGGGAAGTATGGGTTGTCGCGCCAGTTAATCTCGACGATCTTTGCGCCTTCCGGCGGATCAGCCCTGAACCGCTTGTGAGTCTCTGACAGATTGCTTTCTGGGTTCCACGATACCCACACCTCAGAGCCATCCTCGCGCACTGTAGGCTCTAGCTTGTCCCATGCCATGCGGCTAACGGACTCTGCCTCATCCACCCAGCACAATAGGACACGCGCCCTTGACTTGATGCTGTCTAAGTTCCTGCGCAGGCCAGCGAACGTGAACTCTACGTTTCCATCCTTACTCCGGATAAACGTGTCGCCCACCTCATAGTAATCAGCGAGCCAGTCATACGATGCGATAGCACCTGCCACCTCATTGAATGATGAATCTTTGAGCGAGTTCATAAACTCACGGGCGCAGAGTATCTGCCCGCTTCTGCCTGCGTTGCCCCAGACATAACCTCTGACTGCCGCCATGATTGCAAAGCTACGGCTCTTGCCTGAACCCCTGCCGCCGTAAGCGCACCTCCAGCGAGCCTCGCCAGCAAAAAGATCAACTAGCTTTGGCGGTAACTCAATCGTAGCTATCGTCATTGTTTTCTGGCAGTCGCGGAATCAATTCAATCACTGTCGGAGACATAGTGCCGTCGCTACTCGACAGATCAACCTCAGTAGCCTTCAGTTTAGGCTCAGTGTACTGCGCAATTTTGTCCCAAGCGTCTATGCTTTGCTTGATGTCGGAAGCGTCACCTGATTGCGCCAAGTCATGAAGCCTTACAGCCTGCTCTGCCATCCGCATGATCGGATGAAAGTCCTCACCATACATATCCTGCAAGCGAGTCAGCAGGAACTGCTTGTTTCGATTGACTGCGCCCTTTGTCCTAGCCATTACTTTATATCCAAGTATTTGTTAAGCCATGACTATTCTAGCACTACTCAGCATCGTCAGGATGTGGAATACCTCTAGCCCAATACTGCCCATGAATAGACCCCACCCGAATCTCACCATCTTGGATGTCTCTCTGTTCAATTGGATACGACTCAACAGTATTGTCACTAAAGGCGACCAGATAGGTTCCCTCTTCACGCGGCATCTCGCCATACGCTACCGGAAACCAATCAATAGTCACGGTTTGGTTCATAGATGAATGCCGTGGATGAGTACAGATACCAAATGATCTGACAGCGCCTTGTGGTGCAATACTATCGCCTTGCGGCGAGTTCTATACGCCATCATTGCCCCCGCACCTGCACTCTGTCGACGCCACGGCTCGCCGTAGGAGGTTAGGGGCTTGTCTCTTCACAGTATGCCTCTTCGCCTCTATAGGCAGGCCAACCATACTCACCGGATGAATCCCGGTGCAATTTTACCATAGAGCAATACATTTCTTCAGCGCGAATTTGCTCCTCTAAATCGCCGCCGCCTACCAGCCCCATGTACAGCAGGCAGATGAAAATCATAAGACCAATGTATTCAATTTTTGTCTTTTTCACTCAGCAATCTCCGGTACTCGCGGCACACTGCCTTGTCATCCAGCGTCTCAGCAATGAAGAAATACATTTTTTCGTTTATGTATCTCAACTTTTTTAGCTCAACTGCAATTTTCATTTGATTTGCCGGGGTCAGCGTTTTCCAGTGATACCTCTGACTAACAAATGAGTCCAGCATATCGTCATCAATTGGTTGCATCGAATGGTATCCCGTTGGCCTCTTGCCACTCTGGGCTATTGTACTCCGGACTGCTTTCCGCTTCCCAAAACTTCTTTACCAAGTCTCTCATAACAAGCTCATCACCCTCTAGCCTGACGATCATACTACGGCAGATGGCTCGATACATCGCGGTCTTCGCCCGATAGTGTTGCGCCTCAGTCACTGAAGGTGCGGAAGAACTGGATGCGCTTTTCCGCCTCCTCAATCATGTCTTGAAATCTGCCCCACTCATCAGTGTCCCCATAAGCGCGGTTCTGTGCCGCCTTCAAGTCTTTGATGAGAACCTCATCCTTCTTGATGACTTCCCCAGTCGTCAATTGCATTATGCTCCTCCCGGTTGTATCTAATTATTTCTAGCGGCGGGTCATTGGCGTCTTTCAGTCTCTTCACGCTAAGGTCTGGCATGATTGCCATATCCTCTCGCCACCGCTTGCTCATTACGATCGCCGCCTCTACCGCAATGCGGCAATCTTCCGAATCATAGCCCCCGATATACATAGCATCATTCTACTACAGGACAGGGCCGCTTACGCGGCCTCCTCTTGCTCTACGACCTCCACCAGCTTGTAGCTCAACATTGGAGCGCCAGTGTGGTAGTGGCCTCTTTGCTCAACGTCCAGACGGTAACCCTCTAACTGCAAGCGACCATTAAAGGCCCGCTCAACATAATCAAACAAGTCAACGCCAAGGTGGCTGTGGTAGCCAGCCATGAAGGTATGCTCTTGCATTTTTTCGCCCACCTCATACTGCTCGCGGCTGTCGCTAGTCGCGGTGAAGACGCGGTTTTGATAGTAGGTTTCCGTTACGGATACGGGAGCGATTGCCAGCACTACATATTTAGTCTCAGTGCCGCGAGCGTATAGCTCAATCTCTTGGTAGCCAGCCATGTGATACTCCACATAGTTGCTAGCAGTCTCGCCGCCCTCGCGCCATGTTCGCTCTTCGCCAGTGCTGATCGTGCCGATCTTGCGGTACTTGCGCCGCTCGTTGCCGTAACCATATTCGATAGTCTTAGTCATTTGATTGCCCTCCTACAGGCGTTGTCTCAGTTGACGCCCCCAAAGTTACAGCATTATTTGGGGAACGTCAACACTTTTGTTTAGGCTGCTTCTGCCTTATTTTCTGGGGTTTGCAGGTCATCCAGTAAGTCGGATGCCTGCTGGGCCAGCTTCGCCGCCTTGTAGATCGCTCGCTTGTCATTCTGGAGCGCCTTGAGCCAAGACTTGATGTACTGAGCGTGATCCTTACGGGGCAGGTTCTCAATGCCCAGATCAGCGCAGAGAAACGTGGCGGTCAACTCAGCAACCAACTCTTCAAAGGCGTAGCTTTCTGAACCAAAGCCACCTGACAAGTCGCGCTCGCATCGTGACTTGTGACCAGTCCAGTGGCCCAACTCATGAAGCGCAGTCCCGTAGTATGCCTGAGTAGATTTGAAAGCCTCTACCGGGGGAAGCTGGATGTGGTCAAGCGCAGGGCTGTAGCAAGCGCGGTCACCGCCGTGTTGGATGTGAGCGCCAGTGTTACCGATAAACTCTTCGGCGTTGGCGAGTCGCTCTGCCAGCGCGAGAGGTTCTGCCTCTACCTGCGCCTCGACGCCATCTACTTGCTCGGCGTTGAAGACCCACCACAGTCTGCTAAAGGGGATGGTCTTGATCTTGCCAGTCTTCTCATCTTTCTCTTCGATGAAGTTAAACAGGATGATCGGCGTACCCTTCTCCCCCTTGCGTACCTGACCGCCCTCTTTCTTCCAAGCGTTATAAGTACCCCAGCGGCTATCGCAATAGGGCTGAGTCATCAGGATAAAACGGTTGATGCCGTTATAGTGATTGCCAGTAGACATTGACACTGGGCGAGCGCCGCCAAGGTTGATCCACGGCTTTTGCCAGCAACCCAAGTCGACAGACTCTAACTGAGAGATAACGTGCTTGGTAATGGCCTCGTAAGCGTCAGCTTTCTTTTTCATGTTGAATCCCTCCTACAGGAAGCTGGCAACAGCGCCAGCGATGGGATCAAAGATACGCCCTTATTAAGCTAACGTCAACACTTCTGTTTACACTCTAATTCCAAGAAACCATGCGATATTCAGGGTCATTCTGGAATTTTTTTAACTCCTCACGATAGTGTTTGGCTATTTCTTTTCGCAGTGCGTCTGTTGTCTTCATAATGCCCTGAGACTTTTCCCTCAAAATTGCCATGTGCCCCTCACCCAGCGTGGACTCTAGCCAATCATGAAACGCGACTGGGTTTTCTGTGAAATAGCGATGACTCGAATGGGTGAGCGTCACTGCATTATCAAAACTCCACCGGAGAATTTTCGCTCGGCGTCCATAAATGTGAGCGCACTCTAAAGCATCCTCTCTCCCCGTATGCAGACACCTGCCGTCTCTAGCTCGCACTGCCTTGCTAAACCAAATGTCTGCCGTGTCTCTTTTTACTGCCATCAGTGAAAATCCAAGTCCCTGTCCGGAGTAAAAACAATCGCGCTTATCTCTTCCAACTCGGTGTTGTAACAAGTCATCCACAAGTCAAAAAACTCATCTAAAGGCATCTTAATTGTCAAACCCTCGGGGAAGGTGTCGGTGTAAACATCTGTCTGTTTCGGGTTTGTCTGGTTTGTAGTTGCACCCCCGACTGTTGCAGTCAGCAACAACGCCTCTCCCTTCGGTAAATCAACTTTAAATACAGGAATCATACTCTCGGCCTCACGGTAACTCTGGCAACTTCGCCAGCAGTTTTGTCATAAGTGATTGCTTTTGCCCCCCTTCGGGACACCCAACCCCCCCTTGCGGCGTAAGCATCCCTTCCGCTCAGTGTTGGGTGCATCTCTGCAATTGCCCCGCCGTCTTCAATTAATCTTTCATGGTGATAGTGCCCGGTGTGGATGTAGGTGTAACTCGCTTTACCCCACATCTCTCTAAAGCGCGGCTCACTTGCAAACAACTTATGCAACTGCGCAAGCTTTACTTTGTGCCCATGATGAAAGCCCAGCATCGTCTCGCCATGAAGATAAGCATAATATGGGAAGTCGTTGTCGATCACTGCCAAACGAGGCTCATCACCGAACATGTGCTTAATGTGCTTGCGCAACCAAATGCTACCTGAGATGTCATGGTTGCCCTCTGCCGATACCACAATCACCTCATCGAATTTCCGGAGCATCATCATCACCGCCTCAGTCATCACAGACATCGCCATTTCTACCAGCTTTCCGTAGCGGGTGTCCGCGTCCAATATGTGACCGGACTGCGGCGTAACGCTGAGAATCCCATCCCAATGCAGAAAATCGCCTAACTGGCAAAGCACTCCCGTCTTAGCCCTCGGGGCTGACTTGATCATGTCATTGATTGAGTTGAGGAACACATCTCTCGCTATGCCTACATCCCAGTCATCGCCTGTCTCCGCCTCGTAAGCGTACATCCCCAGATGAAAGTCAGTGATCGTCAGTAGTGTCAACAAGTTCTCATCGCATGACTTCGGCGGCTGAGTTGGCTTAAACTTTTTTAAGTTTTCTTGCGCAGACTCTAGTCGCTCTATCAAAATTTCAAACTGTCGTTTTTCGTCGGTTTGCGACTTTACCCACTGCCGGACTGGGTTGCCGTCTTCGTCATAAAACGTCGACACCCCTTTAATCTTGTGGCCGTCCGGTACAGGGTTTTTCCAATCGTGGTCTGGGCTGTAACCCCTATGGGCCGCTTTACCCTTTACGACTTGAATGTGATCCCGCACGGTACTGCGAGACATATTGAGTTTCTTGGCGGCTTGGTACTGAGACAGACCCTGTACGTGGGTTAGCTCAATCACCAGCAATTGTTTTTCTGTGTCGCAAAACTGCAATAATGGATGCTCCATATTAGCCCCCTTTTAGTTCCATATACTCCGATTCTTGCGGACATGAAAGCCTGCATCCATGATCCAAGCCCCAAGCCATAACCTGATCCATAAAGTCCAACATCTCACCCCGATCCAGTCCACTTGTCTCTCGCACTTGGTCAGGAATTACAGTCTTGCCTATTATCCTATTTTCTGTGCCCAAAAACTTGTACTTTAGCAACTCCTTCATTTTTGCTTCTGTAATGTCAGCGCCGCGAGACGCAAAATGTTCTGCCATCTCCCTGCACCAAACGTGAAACAAGGCGTTCTGAGAAAGAGAGCGGCGGTCAACATACCGCTTTACTTTCCACTCTACGGGATGCTCCCAATTCCATTCGCTCTCCAAATAATCAGCGAAATAATCTAGGCGCTGGCGTAGTTGATTTTTGTCTTTGACTATCCAGAACTCACCCATCGCAATGCTCCGGTGTTAATTCTGGCAGATCGGTTGCGGGCCTATTGCTACTGGTTTGCTCTCTTGTTCTAAAAA